ATTGCGGGTGCCACTCCTTGTCCATACGCTCTTGTTCCTGCGCGAGTTGGTACACCAATACGTGCATCTATTTCTGCTACTCTTTTTCCACAATTACTACCGAATGTTCCTACCTCAGTATGAAAAGTACTCCAGTCAGAATTGGAATAAGTAATTGCTGTTCCCTTTCCAGAATTTCCATTATTCGGCCCTGTTCTACCTTGAGCAGCAAGAGCATTACGGAAATTTGTTAATGATGTTGATAGCAACGCTAAATCTGCGTACGGTTCTGTAGCCAAATAAGTATCAAAAGCTGCATCAGATATTCCACTACCTCCTGCTTCAGCTCCCGAAATTATAGGATCACGAAAAGAAACAATTGATTGTAAGTCACCTACTGTATCACGTATAAACTGTACATCTGCATTCATTGTAGTATTTGCATTACCTCCCGCTTCATATATGTGTTTCTGTGCAAAATTATATCGGCACACAAATGATGATGTATCTGTACGAGTAGTAGCCACCCAAGTATTAGCACTAGGATTCTGTCCTCCAGAATTATCAGTTACATTTACAGTATCAATTCTAAAATGATTATCATAAATGTAATTATTTGCACCCTTTGTATAATAATGCCCTATAGTTTGACCTGCAGAGGGTGGTGGAGTTGGCCATGATCCAGTTAAAGTGGGAGGAGTTGTATCATCATCTACTGGTATAGCTCCAGCTGCCCCAACTCCAATTGATACTCCATCACAAGAAACTGTTGTTGATTGTACTCTAGTAACAGCACCCGATAATCCCGATTTATCAATAGAATGAGGGGGTTCTCCTTGAGCTGGCATTGGCCAGTTTGCAACACTACTAGTTCCAGAAGTATATCCTGCGTTAGCAGGTAATTCATAATAAAATTTTTCAGCACTATCGGTATAATATCTATGTTCTGGTAATGCACCACTTGCATCCGCTCGCTTATTATCCCAACGAATATATCTTCCTGAATAAGCATCTTGTCTTCCCAATGCCGGAGGTTGTGTTCCTGTAAGTTCACCATTCTCTACTTTATACGTTCCAGCAGTAGGTCCTATAGCAGGTTTAAAAGGATTTAATTCTACATAAGGATAATATATCTCATTATATTCTTTACCCAAAGACGAATAATCATCTCTTGCAGCTTTTGTCAAATCATTAGTTGCATTAGCAGAACCGTTATTAGGATCATAAAATCCTAAAAGCCCAATAAATTGAGAAGTATTAGCAGTTAACGTATCATCAGGACCCTCATCTGTTCCACTATAACCTCCTACACCATCACCAATAGGTTTCCAATTATCATTTTTAACTATTCCTTCTGCGGTTATTTTAACTTGACAAAAAATATCATCTTTTGCATGACTGAAAGGAACACTATTAATTGTATAAGTTATTACACCGTTTGATTCTGATTTTCCACCATACGTTATAGAATATGCTTGTTGTGTCCAAACATTTGAAGAGGTTGAAAGTTCCAATTTAATACCACTCGGTCGGCTAACTATTGTACCGCCTCCGCCTGGAAAAGTAATAACAGCACCATCAATTCCTGTTGTTAACGGAAAGGTTCCTCCTGTTAAGGTTACTGTATTCATTTCTTGCGTTACCGTACCTATATCATAAACTAAATCACTAATTCTAATTTTATTTTCTGCTGCTTTCGCTGCGAGTATCTTTGTCGGGCCATAATAACCAATTGGAAGATTTGATGAAGTTATTACATCTCCATGTTTTACTTTTGCCATATCCTCATCTGAAACCTCAGTAATTTCTTGTGTATTAGCTGTAGCTGTGCCCGTGATAGTAAACGTATTTACAGAATCCGCGTGTCGTTTTAAATAATGTGTTCCTCCAAATGAAGGTCCCACAGGAGTATAATTATTATTACTTCCTGGAGTTAAATGATCGGCTAATGTCATAGTAGTTAATTCATTATATGCTCCCGAATTAATTATATTTACTGAAGCAATATTCGCTTTTGCCCAATTATAATTCCAAGTATTAGCCGCCAATTCTCCTGACACATCACCTCCCCAAGTTATAGTATTACCAAAAACTATCTCAGCATCAGGTGTTGTATATGGACTAATATTTACAGTAACATCCACTAATTCTCCATCTACTCTTGACCTTACAAGATAATAATCTCCAACATAAGTGCTAAAAACATTACCTCCTTCTGTTTGTGTCGTGCCAGGAGTAGAACTTAGTGTGATTTGATACTCATCTAAAATCTGAGATGCTGCAAGTCCCATAAAAGATGTATTTGGTTCAGTAAGTCCTAAGGCACCATTTACAACCTCATATGTTGGAAAAATGAATTTCTTAAAAGCAGTTTGTATATCTCTTGCTCCATAACATATTGCTCTTTGTCGTGCAAGGTTTTCACATATTGTGGCGAGAGAATAACTTGCATTTGTGACAGATGCTTCCATTAATATCTCACCCATGGTGGATGTATTAGGAGTAACTAAGCTTGTATCATCTAGAAGTAGAGTATCGGTACTATCTTCCAATTGAAGAAAAATGGAATAAGTACTAGAAGTAAATTGTTCACAAACAGCATTCAGCATGGTTTGCGCAAATTCTCTTGTCAAAGTAATAGAATCTAAAATACCTTCACGTGCAAGTAAATGATTATTTGGTGAAGATTCTATTTCTGTTACAATATCATTAATTTCTTTTTGTATTGCTCCTGCCATAATTTCTCTCTATGATAAAGGTCCCGCAAAAGGAACAGGTGGTGTACCGGGAAGCAATCCACTTACTACCCAAGTTTTTACCCAATCTGCTAAAACACCTCCAAGGTTTTGGCCGAATTCCATTCCTGAAGCTGGTTGCTCCGAAAACAGCTTCATTAACGCAGGTATATGAGTTGGTGGAGTAACCGGCGGACCAATCTGAAATGTACTCATATATGTCATTGCCATAGAAGTTAATTGTGTTCCTATTGCTTGACCTATACTAACACCTACAGGTAATTGTCCTTGAAAAATTTGACCGATATTCAGTCCAAATGGCTCGGGTAGAACAGTAGCAAACATCTGTCCTCCTGCATTCTGCGACAAAGACAAATAATTTTTAAACGCTTTTGTTATATTTTGTCCTGGCGTTAAAGGTATTGCGGGCTGCTGCATAAAAGCCATTCCTAATTCTGTTTTCATTAAACTTGGTACCATTGCCATTATTCGAAACTCTGTCCTACTTTTAAAGATTTTAATAAATTTAATTTTACCGATGCCGGTGGCATTGGTGGCCCCGTTGGCCCTGATCCACTAGGATGTATATGCTCTGTTACAATATCTATTATCTCATCCATAAACTCTTTTAAGGTAATTATTAAACCTTGAACTTTAATTTTACCAGAACTACTTATACTGACCTCTCCTAATAATCCTTGCGTTTTTGCGGCCCCTGAAGGGGTTAATTCAAATGAAGATAATAAACTTGATTCTTTAATACTTCCTGCTAAAGTTTCCCAGCTAACATCTCCTAGTAATGCAGATCCGGAAATACCATCCGGACCCGTGGTTGATTTTATTACAATATCACCAGGAGGTAACATTGATATCTCCGATGCAAGGCCATCTGGACCCAAAAGTAATTCTATACCCCCTGTAAGAAGTGGTTCAACAGATTCTATTCCTATTTTACCTGCAAATGCAGTTGTTTTAAACGCATAATCGAATTTCGCGGCTGGCATTACTCCTTGAACAGTTTGAAATATGGAATCTGTAGCATTAATAGAAAATCCTGCACCTGTTTGATGACTTGCAGAACCTTGAGTGTTAATACTAAGTGAACCTGTTGACATTTTCCATTTTCCACCTACCTTATCTGTTTGTTCTCCTACTGTAGTTGAATGTGCGTGTTTTGCATGACGATAAAAATGTGATGAAGTTAAATTAATTTTATTTGATGCATGTACTTTAGTATTACCACTATTAACAATAACATCATTTCCCGGATTTTGAAGAGAATAACTTCCTTTCCCCATTGTAATCAAATAAGAATTTCCTATTTTGTCACTTTTTCTTCCTTTAACATAAACTTCTTGATGGCCATCAATCGTTTCACAATCGCTTAATTCAATATGTGTATAACGTCCTCCTAAAATAATATTATAATAATCATTAACTATTTTATCTACTTTAATTCCTACTTGATGAATTTCTGTAAAGGTTCCTGTACGATGATACCAATGTAGTCTCTCATGTCCCGGAGTATCATCCATTTCTATAATATGTCCACTTTCTGTTTGATGGACATGATTATAAGGATATAATGCTGCCCAAGGAGGGAAAGGTTCTGACCAAGTCCGCCCTGATGCACATGCAATGTTTACTTGTCCTTGTTCTCGATTGATTGCTTTTTCATGTACAATACCAGTAATCATTGGGTCAGTATAAATAGAATTTCCTCGCATTCCCCGAGCTAATCTATTCGTAGTAGGTTCTTTAAGGTAATTTAAATTTCTTGTAGTCGAAATTAACGAATCTGGAATATTCTTATCTAACGGAGCTAAACCTGTATCTGGAAAGGTAGACCTGACAGGACTTTCTACTACTTTAACAGTAAATGCTGGACTTTGGGTAAATGGAGAGGAGATTAATTGTGTTACAGAAAAATTAGAATATTCACCTTTTACATGTGCCTCATGAGTTGTAGCTTTTGCTCCTTGTTTAAGTAAAACCTTATCTGATATTTTTAAATCTTGTGGATGTTGCGTAGGATTTGGAGTAGAATTATGTACAATTGTAGCAGGCTCTCTAGGAACTGCTTGTCCTGAAATTTTACTCTCCATATTATAATTTAATTGACGCGGCCCAATTTCATCAGGAAAATCAGGATGTCCTGCTAATAACGAATGATCACCATCTGGTAATCTTGGATCAAAAAAACCTTTCTGTAAGTTTTCACCCTTAGCATCTTTTTCAGGAATACCTCCAAATGTTCCAAAAAACATTGGCTCCTGTGCACTTTCTCCGTCTCTATAAAATCCTAATACCCATGTTCCTTCTACAGGACCCAATGGGGTTGTTCCCACCCCCGTTTGACTAGCAGAAGTAATAGGTGAAACAGGATATGCCCAAGGTAATGTATCTGTAGGTTGATGTACCTTTTCTTCTGTATTCCAACCTAAAATTCTAACTTTACATCTTCCAAGATAAAGAGGATCGTGGCGGTCTTCGACAACTCCTTGCCACCAAACGAATCCCTCTTTCCCCATAAAATAAGACATTTTATTGTGCTCCTGCTTGATTCGATTGGCTCAACGATATTTGACCAGATTTTTCCGCCTGAGTTTCTTCGGAACCTGTTATAAGGTCAGACTTAAGAGAATCTTTTATACACTCAAATTCAAGTAAGTATTTTTCTGGAGTAAAATGATGACGCAATTTAGTAACTAAATATTTTCCACTTAAATATTTGTGTTCATCGGGTTTAGGTTTTTCCTTTCCTCTTTGTACCACATCCATTACAGCTGGTATCTTAAAATCTATCACATCTCCCACCATTCTATTTGATCTACCTGGAGCTCTAATGAATACTTTAACATTATTAAGCTGTTGAGTTTGAACTATTCTCTGTTGCATCCATTGTTCTACTCTATTAGGAATAATATTTAAAGGTCCCATAATGTCACCCTCCTTAACAGTTTTTACACCAATACCATTTTTAAAATGTGGTATTTCACTATGTCCAAAATTTGTAGGATAAAAACTTACATGCGCATCACTAGATCCTAATGCATGTTGATAATCAGTACACAACGACCCCTTGTCTAAGTGAGCAAATCCATCCGCAAAATTTTTCTTATCTGCTGCACTTATAATTCTCTCCTTTTCTTCTTCTGAACCATCACTACGAATAATTTTTTCTTTCCTTTGTATGGATCTATCAATATAATTGAAGTCAGTAGTATCGTATTTCATTCTAACTAAATCATGAGTTAATAATTTATTTGCATACATTCCTTTTGTTAAATTTTCTAACACATCAAAATTAGAAGTAAATTCATAGTTATCCACAGAAACCATTTCCATAGCAGTTCGTTCTGCGGCTGATACTTTTGTATCTGGTGGTTGTTGTAAACGTTTAGGCCACATAGTATAAGTTTCTTTAGACCTCTGAGTTCCAAAAGAATATTGTCCTTCCTGTGGACTAGTTCCTGGTGGATCATCTGCAGGTTTCATATATCCCATTCCCCCTCCAGCAAAAAGAGTTTCTATAGAAATAAAGAAAAACCCTGTAACAGTTTCATAAAATAAAAAAGTTGCTCCAACAGCATGTTGTCCCGCAGATACTGATCTAGACGCTAAAAAATCAAAAGCTTTAAATGGTGTTAAATTAGGAATAATCATATTTGTTAAATTTTTTGTAGGCTCAATAAATATTTTTTTAGTACTCCATCGAAAAAATTCACGATATAGCTGCCGAACTACAGTAGATATTTTTTGTGGTTCTTTTGTACGAGTATTCACAGTAGTTCTCTGTACCTTAGTTTTTAAACTAGTAATGTATTCCTTTGAAACTCCATGTAATGTATATTCAGTAATTCCTTTTTGTGCGCTTGTTTCCCTCCTATCAGTCATTTTGAATATACTAAAAGTTAAATCTAACAATCCACTATTTGTAGAACCTTTAAAGGGTCCTGGTCTTTCAACTTCACTCCCTGGCGGACCTGAGGGCTCTCCGACATTTACTTCTTCTAAATTTGGCATATTCGCCGTTTTAATTTTTAATGTTAAAGTTTCTTCTCCGATAATTGGCAAAAATTCTGCTAATCCTGTACCATCTAAAATTTTTATTTGCATGGTAAGGCTAGAAGAAAATAGACTTTCATAAATGCTTATTTCAGAAAAAGCCAATCTTAAATCAATAAATCCTCCACCTTTTTTATGTGGGGAATAGAGGTTACATTCATAAATTTCATACTCCCCAGGGAATCGGGGCATATTTTGCGGCTTGGGTTTTTTAATATCTTTTTGTTTTGCTCTAGCAGGTTCGTTCTGCATGTAGGCAAAAGGACCGGGAGCCTTCCGGCGGGGTAATATCCTATCTCCGAAACCTGGAGGCGTATCATCTGTATGTGGATTTCTTGTGGCCATGAATTAATCTTTTATAATAATTTATTTACATGTTCCGTGAATATCATAGACGCAAATTGTTTTTTAATTAGCTTAATATCCCGTTTAGCTTCATTTAATTTATTTTCAAACTCATAATAATATACAATCCCTCTGTCATTATTCGGTAAGGAAGTATAAGTATCAAAATCACACGCTATCTTATATTCTGGTATAGGATCATTTGGACCCTTTTGTTCAACTCTATGTCTGAGAGTACGTTCATAATGGTGTATTCCTTGTTGGGCAGATGGAACAGAACCATATTTAGCTTCTAAATAAGAAATAAATTCTCTTGTTCCTAATGGCCAATCCCAAATAGGGTTATGCATTTCATTCATAATAAAAATTAACCAAGTAAATTTTACATCACCATAAATTTTAACGGCTGTTACATCCGGTCTTTCATTTTCTGGTATGGAATATGGTTGAAATTGAACTATATCATCCAAAAGAACATCCTTAATTTTCGACCTATTCATAATATCAACCGCGATTTTCAATTTTGTGGGCTCGCGTACTCCTGAAACATTATAAGAAATTTTTGGGTAATGTGAAAAAAATTCTGACATTTTTAATAATTTCCTTGTTCTCCGCTAACTAGTTCTCTATACAATACGTTTATTTCCGTAAAAGATAATTTCATTTCTATACTTACAGGATTTTGTGTATTTTCAAAAAACAATACAGTATCTTGTGTAGTATAATCTAATGCAATGTCTGTTAATACTGATCTTCCTATTTGAAAAAGGGGACTATCTTCACCTTTTGGTAATTCCTTTCCATTAATAAAAAATTGTATTACAAATTCATCAGGATACCCAAACATTCCCATAGGTGTATTTTGACTCACTCCTCCCTCATGACTAGGTAGCATTGCTTTTTTAAATGCTCGGCTGATTCTCGTTATTTTTTGTGAATCAATTTTATTTCTTGGGAACATTTTAAAAGTAAATGTATGATCACGCATACCTGTTGGGCCTTTATATGCAGAAACTAGATAAGGATTTAATATTTTACCTGTAGCTCTACCCAAGGCCTCATCCGCAGCACCTCCAGAAATCGTGCTTATGCCCTTGCGTGCCAGTTCTTCACCTGAGCTCAGTTTGCTCCATAGGGCTGATCCAGCTTGCGCAAAAAGGTCTATAACATCCAGTCCACCTCCAGCTACAGCTGATTGATTAATAAAAGATGCTCCCATGCGTCCCACCTCAGCTGAATCATATTCTGATTTATAATTTGTATTCAGTGCATCGGGAGGTATATACAACGCAACATCTAAATTCGGTTCAGACTTATTACCAAATTTAAAAGATCGAAACTGGATCCAATGTTTCAAATCATCACTTCCTAGATCGGTCGGCCAAGTATGTGTATCTGGGGATTCAGGCATTTTTTCCTTAATTATAACTATTATTTTTAAACATCTATATATTTATATGGCATACAAAGGAAAGTTCCGCCCACAAAATTATAAAAAATATAAGGGTGATTATACTAAAATTATTTATCGATCTGGCTGGGAGTTAAAATTCATGAAATACCTGGATCGTCAGCCTAAAGTCTTGCTATGGTCAAGTGAAGAAGTTATTATTCCATATAAATCTCCTATTGATAATAAATGGCATCGATATTATCCTGATTTTTGGGTTAAAACCTCTAAAAATGAAACTCTAATTGAAATCAAACCGAAAAAACAAACTAAGCCACCTAAAGAAAATCCTAAACATAGAAGAAGATTTTTAAAGGAAGTAAGGGTTTGGGGAATCAATGAAGCAAAATGGAAAGCTGCAGCAGAATTTTGTGAACAAAAGGGTTGGAAATGGCAAATCATGACTGAGGATACTTTAACAATTACTAAATAGTTACAGTATCTAAAACAATAATAAAAGAAAAATGTAAAATGCCTTTATTAGCCCTCTTAGCACAAACTATTCGTGCCGGTCTTGTTGCATTAAGAACAAAAACCGCAGCCGGCTGGTTCAGAAAACTTGTTAAAGAAACGGTAGTAAGAACTACCTTACGTGAATATAGATCCCCCGGGAAACTATTATCAAGGAGTAATAAAACTGTAGCTTGGAAAAGAGGTAGTATGTATTTTTTCAAGTATGATCCAAAACATAAAGAAACACTTCCGTTTTATGATACTTTTCCTTTGGTGATTCCCATTGAAAGATATTCTGATGGATTTTTAGGTATCAATTTTCATTATCTATATCCTAAAGATAGAGCTATATTATTAGATCAACTTCAGGTGTTTGCTAATAATGACAAATTAGATGAAACAACCAGATTACGTATGACATATAGAAGCTTAGGAAATTTTACAAGACTTAAAAGAGCAAGGCCATGTATTCATAGATATCTAGATATGCATATGAGATCGGCAATGGTTCCTATTAATGCTGATGAATGGGGAACAGCTCTGTTTTTACCTGTAGAACGATTTAAAAAAATGAATAAAACAATGGTTTGGATGGATAGTAAATCCAAATACATAACATCATAAAGAAGGAATAAAATTATGGCAGATGCAGGACCCTTTGCACCAGATAACTTTTTAAATAAAGCAGATAATCTTGGTGGACTTGCTAAAAATAGTAGATTTACTGTTTCAATTACTCCTCCCACAAAACTAGTCACCGGAAATCGGGCTGAGGTTTGGTCTTTCCTTTGTAAAAGCGCAGAAATTCCAGCCATGGTTCAACAGACAACAGAAGATAGGATTTATGGTATAGAAGTTATGAAGCCATACGGTGTTACATTTGAAGCTATGACTTTAAGTTTTTTTAATACTAATGATTTTTCTCCACGTAAATTTTGGGAAGATTGGTTAGATCATATTCAACCAGCAAAATCAAGGAATATGGCATATTATGATGATATGGTTGGAGACATAAAAATATATCATTATTCAGAACACGCAAAGCTACAGGCACCCTCTTTTGAAAATTATTATTGCCAACTCATAGAAGCTTGGCCTCTTTCGGTAGGAGAATCAGAGCTCAGCTGGGATGAAGATGAATTTAGTAGTGCAGCTTTTGATGTTCAAATACAATATAAATATTGGAAGAGAAGTGACTTCCCCGGATCAAGCTCCGGAGCAGCTAGAGATTCTGGTGGTAGTAGACAAGGTAGAGAACGAGATTTTTAAAAATTAATATATTATAGGAGAATATTATGGCATTACCAAAAGTAGCAACGCCTACTTATGAATTGACAATCCCTTCTACGGGACAAAAAATTAAATACAGGCCTTTTCTTGTAAAAGAAGAAAAGGTGTTAATGATGGCAGCTGAACAAGGAGGTGCACATATAACCAAAGCAATAAAAGATGTTTTGAATGCATGTTCAGAAAGTAAAATTAATCTTAAAACCCTTGCACCATTTGATATTGAATATTTCTTTTTACAACTTAGAGGAAAGTCTGTTGGGGATAAAATATCAATTAGACTTAAAAAACCAGATTCAATAGAATGTGAAGAAGAAAATTGTGAACAACTCTGTACAGTAGACCTTAATGTTGCTGATATAGAAGTAGATACTTCCAAAGTAAGTGATGGTAGGATAAACATTACAAAAGATATTGGTATAAAATTAAAATATCCTGAACTTGATAACATGCAAAAATTTATTACTTCAGGTACGGACCCAACTGCTGATGAAATATTTAAACTAATTACTGAATCTATTGAATATATTTGGGAAGGTGAAGAGATATATAAGTCAAGAGATACCACTAAAACGGAATTAAATGATTTTATCGAATCACTTAATTCAGAACAATTTGGTAGAATTAGAAGTTTTTTTGAAGATATGCCTAGACTAAGTAAAGAGGTTCCATGGACATGTACTAAATGTGGAAAATCTACTACAGTAACACTTCAGGGGATTGATTCTTTTTTCGGATAGCGCTGAGTCATGACTCCTTGGCGAATCATTTTCAAACAAACTTCGCCATGATTCAGCATCACAAGTGGAGTCTTTATGATATTGAAAATATGACCCCTTTTGACAGACAAGTATATGTGTTATTATTACAACAATGGTTAAAAGAAGAAAACGCAAGAATTAATGAACAAAATAGAAAAATGAAACAAGGTAAATAATAAATGGCGGAAACAGCACAAGACAAAAAACTAAGTGAGGTTAGTGATAAACTTTCTAAACTGAATGGTACCACAGAAGTAGGTCTTGGTAATGTCCAAAATCTCACAGAAACTTTGGTTGCACAAAGTAAAGCATCATTAGAAGCAACGGATGCAGCTGCTGCAGCAGAAACAGAATCTAGAAAAGAGGCCGCAAGGGCAAGAAAAGATAAACTGGGTGCGACTGATGTTAATGTTCTGAATTGGCAAAAGCAAGATGGAGGAATGTTTGATACATTAGCCGATATGTTGGCTATGAAATTTGCTTGGGGTGGATTAGGTTTAGTTGGTTTAGGCGCAGCGGTAGTTGCCGCAATATCTGGTGCACTTATAGGAGCAAGTGCTGGATTAGTAACAGGTTTTCTAAGTATGTGGGGAAAAATCTTCAAATTTTTTGGAAACATTCTTGGAGGGAAACTTGCTAGTATGTTTCCAAATGTTACTGCCACCCTGAAGGGTATTTTTGGTAAAGGTGGAAAAATTAGTCAATTTATTACCGCTATAAAAGCATTCTTTACAGAAAGTAAAGTATTCAAATCGATTTCAAATGCATTCCTTAAATTCAAAACAATGCTAACAACTTTTGGAACAAAAATATCAAAATTTTTCTCTCCAATAACAAAACTTTTTGGTGGAGGTGGAGGGCCGATTAGTAAATTTTTCTCCACTTTTGGAAAATTCTTTAAAATATTTAGAACTTTCTTTGCTAAATTATTTTATCCTATTCAAGTTATCATCAGTCTTGTAGAAGGATTTTTTGAAGCAAAAGATGCGGTTAGTAAGAGTAAAGGAATAATGGCAACATTCTTCAATGCAATCATCGGTTTCTTTGGTGGTATTCTTGATGGTCTGATTTTCGGAATGCTGGATCTGATCAAAGATGGTGTTTCTTGGATCGCAGGATTCTTAGGATTTGAAGATGTTGAAAAATTACTTGATAGTTTTTCTTTCTCCGATATGTTCAATGAATTTTTAGATGACATCTATGAATGGTTCAATCTCTTATTCAGTGATCCAGTTGCAGCATTAACTAATTTATTTGCAGGATATTTTGGTGGAATGCTATCAGTAGGAGATTTTATCCTTGATATGCTCAAAAAACCACTTGTATGGATAATGAAATTATTTGGTTGGGATGATGCAGCAGAATCAACCGAAAAGTTTTCCCTCAAAGAATGGGTCATGGGAAAATGGAAGGCTGTAAAAGATTGGTTTACAGGATTATTATCTTGGGGTAAAGACGCAGGTGCTACAGAAGAAGGTGGATGGTCGTTCACAAAATTTATAGGTGAAGCATGGCAAAAAATTAAAGACTACTTTACGAATCTACTAACCTTTGAGGGTGCCGGTGGAGAAAAGATTGGATTGGGTGACAAGATTATGGAATTATTTAAATCTATACCAGATAAAATAGTTCAGTTATTTAAAGATATGATTGCAAAGGTTCAACAAATATTCTCATCCATATCTATGCCTTGGGAAGATACACCTGAAGAAAAGCAGCAAAAGGGAAGAGAAATACAGGCAAAAATTAAAGAGCATCAAGTACAACTGGCAGCCGGTGACACTAAAGATAATTTATTCCGAGATCGAAAGAACCAGATAAAACTATTACAAGAAGAATTATCTAGTATACCAGGATTTGCAGAAGGTGGATTAGTCAAAGGAACTGGAATAGCTAAGCTTCATGGAAGTCCAACTTCACCAGAACTAGTTTTAGACAATCAGGCTGCAAGTCTTTTTATGCAAGCAGCCCAAATGCTTTCAAGTTTACATTTAGAAGGAATTCTTGTAAGAGCAGAAGCTTCAAGTGGAGGAAACGTATCAGTTGTAAATGCTCCTGCGACTACTATCAACAAATCTGATACCGGCTTCGTTTTCCCAACTCAAAGTATCCGACCTAATCCACCTAATATACTTCCCGCTTAATCTTCTGCGAGTTGTTTAAAATAACTCATCTCTTCTTCAGTTTCCTCTCCCGCCGCTGTAGCAAGAGTAGGTGTAGGAGAAACTGCTTCTTTTGGAATGTAGGGTGATCCTCCATCAAAAGGGACTGAAGGATTCCTTGGAGGTTCCGGACCCGTTAAAGTCTCAGTAGTATCACCTGTTGACAAACCAAGTACTCTATCCAATTTCTCTTTCAACTCTGCATAAGTCTTAAAGTTCTTTGGATCAGTAAAGGCATCCAATGAATGTTCTGTTTTCCAAACTGTCTCCATCTTATTCTCATCTTCATCAAGAGGAGCTGGATTTTCGAATTCACTCTTATCATAATTTGAAAACCCATCAACTTTACGAATCTTTATCTTAAAATTCGCGCCTTCCCATAGATCAAAAGGATTGACTGGAGTTTCATCTTCAAATTCGGGATTCATCTTGTCATTAAGTTTATCCCAGATTTTCTTCCCATACTTGTACAGGCGAACTTGATTTTCGTTCTGAGGATTTGATGGATCTTTGAGAACATAAACATTAGAGACATAGGTGAGCCTACGTTTCTGTTTACGTGCTATATTTTTATTTGCCTCAATTCCTGAATTCCAGAGTTGAGAATTATATTCACTTACTGGATCTTTCTGACCAAGAGTAGTGAGAGAGTTTTCAATGTACCATCCACCGGGTCCTTGAAATCCATGATTCCATGAACGTGACCAAGGAAGGTCTTCTCCATCTGGAGCAGGGAGAAATCGAACAACGGCCATTCCGTTGCCTGACTTGTCCAATTCTGGACGCCAGAATCGATCATCATCACCTTGACCTCGTGCGGGAGTATTAATTTTTGCGGTTTCTTTTAGGAGGGTTTGGAGTTTATCTCCACGTTTTTTCTTCATATCTGCGAACGACATATGTTTCCTTTCGTATATTTCGTATTGCGTTGTATTATTTGTATTGCGACTTATTCACTTAATCATCATATAACTATATTATAACATACTTTTTTTATTTGTCAAGTACCTCCTTTCATATTGGCAGTTTTGCAGAAGAAGCTATTAAATGTAAATCTTCAGCTTCTTCTTGAATATTCTGTTTCAATTTTCCATTGATCATTTTACCAGCCATTTCTGGCTCTAATTTATTTTCCTCACAATAATGTAAAACAGCGTCTATATAAGTCATTTTAGTAAAATTTACTAATTTTTCAATATTTTCTGCAAACATAATGGAGTTATTAAGTCTTGTTCCCATTAATGATTATTATTAATTATTACCATTACCATTTAATTGCTCTGTTTCCTTGTGTTCTGGATCATCTTTTTCTTTGAACCAGTAATCTGCGGTCTTCGTGAGTACTGCCACGTAGGTCCCTATCAGGATATTAATTATATCCCTGTAGGTATCAGTAACTAATTCACCATAGAATAGTACATAAAGTAAAACGAAAAATACAAGAAATACAACGCCACTTAAAATAAATCTAGCGAGAAAATTCCATCGTTTACGTTTCTCAATTGCTGATGATTGTTCATCTATTCTTATATCTTTTACATTCTTCATTTTAATATCTCCTGTCTTCCCATTCGAAAACCCAATCATTATTTACATGTGTAACTTTTACTCTGCCCATATCCATGGGTTCAGGATAAAAATAAATAAAATCTTTTCCTCCTAAACTCGTATCTTCTCCCGAATACTTAGGATTAATGGCATTTGGTTCGCCTCTATCAATACCAGCTTGTCGTTCTTTTAAATCATCTTCTCTTAATATGTTTTCATATTTTGTTCGATGAAAACCACGTTGAACAAACCTTGCTGGTATATTCTTATATCCGCCCCGATAATCTGACATTTTTCCTTTTGAGGGGAGGTATTACCTCCCCATTATTTTTTATTGCTTCTCTACAAATTCGTAGAGTTCAGTTGCCTTCTTCTTAATATCCTCAATGGTATAAGGTTCTGGTTGAAGGTCTTCAAACATCTTTATGTTTGCATCACCTTGCTCTTTTGCAAATTCCCATGCATCAATAGCAAAACAACGTTGCTTTTCTTGTTCATCTTGGAGATAGCCCTGTGCCATTTCCAAAAGTCTAAATCGTAATTCATATGGATTAGACATATTGTTCCTTTCTGTGTGTGTTATGTGTGTGTAGTGGGGAGTTCTTCTGTTCCCAAGCGACTCCCCAGAGGACTACCCTCTAACTCGGCTATAATCTACGCAGCGAGTGCGTAAGAGTATGCGGTATAATCGTCATTGTTTGCGATTAAGTTATTTGATTGTAGGTAATCACCCTATCCGTTCTCTCTGATACCTTCATTAGCAATCGAATTCCATAACAGCCCCATCAACGAAAGTCATACCCAATATAGAGTGTGGCATAAGTTAAACCCAAGGCTAGGATTATAATTATTGCAAGCCACATTAATTTCTTTTCCATAACTTTCTTTGGTGGAGCTGGCCGGAATCGAACCGGCGTCTTACTTAACTATTCTCTCAGGTCATCAAACAAATTACTTTATATTATTATTTAGTTCATGCAATTTTTTGGCTTCCCAAATTTTATCAATCCAATCATCTCGCTTCTCTACAAATAATTGAGGTTGTTCGTTATCAACGGCGATCACTATCACTACCTGCGACACAGGTATCTTTGTAAGTTCTTCATATGCTACTGCATAAAAAGATCCTTGAGCAAAATAACTTTCACACCATTCTTTCTTTTTAATTTTGTTACTAGTCTTGTAATCAATTACCGATAATACACCATCAAACTCGGCAATCAAATCTGTTCTACCTGCGACTCCAAAATGATCTGAATATAATGCTAACTCAACTCCGTGAATGTTATCGACTCTTTCAAGGAACGGTTCAATCGTTTTGAATAGTTCAATAATGTTGGGCGTTTGCCCGTCAAGAAATCCGTCTTCGTTTTTGATATAGGCTTCACAGACAGAATGTACGCTGGTTCCTCTACGCGAGGCTTTACCGGAGATTTTGTTCGCTTCGGTTTCTCCAACACGCTTTCTCCACTCCTGTATAGAAGCTTTGGAGAACTCGCCAAGTATAGTTGTGATTGATGGATATAGTTCACCGGATGGAGTAACATAATGCCTCTTCCCATGTTTGTTTTCAGTTTTCATACCAAAGCTGAGCTTTGGAGACTGTCTTAAATGTACAAATTTTTTCATAATGTATTGCCAGGCATTCTACTCTTTATATCTTTTAGTCTATCCTCAAGCTGACCAACTGCAGCAGGTTTCACAGAATGTCTAGTCTTAATATTATCATAAGCAAAACCTGGAGTCTTAATAATTATTTGTGTCACCTCACCACCACAAGTTGGAAATCTACATTGTTCTTCTGTAGGAATTTTTCTATCAGCTATCTTTAAATCTTCTTCGAAAGTGTATCCACATTTTTCACACTTATAATCATATGTTGGCATTATGTACCTATCTTTAATATACAGTTAAATGAAAAAACAGCTCTAACCTTATCTCTTAATTGATGTGGTTTAACATAATGATATATATTACTTGGAAATAGTATTACCTTATTGTATTCAGAAAGTATTGTCGTAATGCCATCTGCAAACAAAAAAGAAATACTAGAAGAATTAGGATTAATAAAATTTGTTTCTCCAAAATTTGATAAACATATTATACCACTATACAGAAAACTATTAAGAATTGTAGTAACACATTCTCCACTATGTATATGGGGCTCATGAAAATCACATTCTCCATATTCAGCATACCAAAAAGGGTCAATTAATTCTAAAAATATGTTATCTTGAATCAATAACTTATTAAGGTGTTCAATTATTGGTATAAATAAATCCGCATGTACAGCTTTTTGATTGAAATTTGTTTTATATGTTGCGCCGCCGGGTGGACTAGAAACTGTTATGAGATTTTCTGTATCTTTTTTAATTGTATTTAATATTCCCATCAATACTTTATGTTTGAAGGCATCTTCAAGAATATAAAACCTTGAAGGAAACATATCTACTTCATACATCTATCATCCTCTATATTATCATCCAGCTAGGAGGTGTTCTCATGTTTTCTACTATTCCGCCCCATTTTGCATCAGTCTCTTTACATTGTTTTGTATATATTTGTCTAGATGCTTCTATAGAATTTTGGAGCTCATCTTCAAGAACGTTTGGAATTTCGG